GATTCAGCAAAAAAGTTGTTGCGCGGCATAGATTTACCGTAGGATGCGCGGCAGGCAGGCTGGTTTTGGCCCAGGGAGGGGCCTGAATCGGTTGGCAACAACCCTCATCCAGCGCGCACAGACCCCCCGAGGACGCCTCGAACAGGACGTGAACATGGTCCTGGAGCGAAAGGCGCTCTCCGAGCAGCATTTTACGGGCATTCGGCGCGAATTTCCGCAGTTGTACGACCTCTACCGGGGCGTTTTGACCGGTCGATTCTCTCCGCACAAGAACAATGTCCACATTCCGCTCATTTTCTCGACGATCCAGAGCGACGTGGCCCGGAAAACGAGCACGAGCTTCGGCGATTGGCCGATTGTGCGCTTCGTGGGCTATGACCCGGGCGATGCGGCGCTCTCGAAGAAGCGCGAGGCCCTGATTTCGGCCCAGATGCGCGATTGTTCGAGCTTCAAGAAGGGCTACGACACGTTTCTGAGCGCGGACCTCTACGGAACGGCCGTGATCCAGTACGGCTGGAATCATACCGAGGAGGACATGGAAGTCCTCGACGTCACGGTCCTCCCGCTGACCGGCCGGATCGTCGAGACGATGAAAAAGCAGCGCACCGTGCTCTTCGACGGGCCGGATTGGAAGGTCTTGGACTGCCTCGACCTCTTTCCGCAGCCCTCGTTTCGCATGATCGATGACATGCAGTGGTTCATTACCCGCGAGTACATGGACCTGGATGATATACGGCTTCTCACGAAGCCCTCGATCTTTGGAAAGTCCGTCTTCGACTCCGATGAAGTGGATCGGATGGAACGAGACGGTGCCGGTGCCTACACCGCTGGCGACGACTACAAGAACTGGCGCACCCAGGGCCGCACAATCTACGACAACGAGGCCCGGCTGCGCGAGAAGTACGCACGCCCCATCGAGATCTTGCATATGTGGGGCAAAGTACCGAGCGAACTCGCCGACGATGGCGTGGTGAGCCGCGTCATTTCGATTGCGAACGGGCGCTACCGCTTACGTACCCGGCCGATTCCACTCTGGGGCGGGAAGAAGCCCTTCATGGCCTATTCCCCGATGCCCGACCCGCACTTCTTCTTCGCCGCCGGAAAGGCCGAGGTCGCAAAGAAGCTCCAGATCGTGGCGAACCGGTTCACGAATCAGCAGTTGGATGCGCTCGACATCTTCATCGACCCCGCCTTCTTCTACAACACCCGCTCTGGACTCAACACGCGGAATCTCCTGATGAAGCCGGGGCGGTTCATTGGCTTGGATGGCGTCCCCGGGGAGTCGGTTCAGGCGGTGACGCCGAACTTCCAGGGCATGCAAATGGGCACGGGGATGACGGAACAGGTCTGGCGCTGGATGCAGCAGGGCAGTGGGATCGTGGAAGACACGGTACAGGGCGGTGGGGGCCAGCGCCAGACCGCACGGGAGTTTCTGGGGCGGTCTGAGGCCGTCGCGACCCGGCTCCTCATGGAGAGTCGGTTGTTCGAGGAAAGTTTCCTAGAACCCCTGGCAGACGCCTTCGTGGACCTCAATAGGCAGTTCCTGACGAAGCCCCGTGAGGTCTTCATCCTGGGGGACCGGGCGAACACAGATCCCGACACCGGGGAGCCCATTCCGACCGCGACCCGGCAGATGGTCTCGGGCTGGGACTTGGTGCCGAACTACGAGGCTCACGCCACGGGCGCGACGTCGGCGCTGAACCGGGCGGGCCGCCAGCAGAACTTGACCTTCCTGATGCAGGCGGCGAGTGCCAATCCGATGGTCGCTTCGGCCGTCAACTGGATCGCCTTCTTCCGTCAGATCTTCCGCGAGTTCGAGATCGACAACGTGAACGAGTTACTCGCAAGCCCTGCCCAGCAGATGGCGATGCTCCAGCAGGCTCAGGGAGGCGCGCAGGCGCAGCAAGGCGCTGGTCCCGCGCAGATGGGACCGGGCCAAGGGCCGCCGCAAGGTGGGCCGGGCGACGTTGGCCCCTACCGAATGATGAAGCAAGAGCAGCGTGCGATCCCGGGGACGCCCGGTGGTGTCTTGGCTCCCGGGGAGCTTCCCGTTTACCCGGGGCAAGGGATCCAGTAGTGGCGCTCTCTCCGGAACATGAGGCTCTTGCTTCGATGCTGATGAATCGAGCTTGGGAGGGACTTTACAAGGCGAAGATCGTCGAAGAGGTGCGTGGCCTCTACGCCCAGCTTGTCAATCCGAGCCAAGCCCGGAAGGACGCCGTCCCCGACGACTTCATTCGAGGACAGATCCAGGCACTGAAGTGGGCGATCGAGTGGCCCGATCAAGAAATGAATCGCGCAGTCCTGGAATCGGCCCAAGCCGACAAGGAAGAAGCCGAATTTCAGAAGGTAGTCCCACTCTTCGGTGGCGGGCATCCCGGACCGGGGAAGGAGACATTGAATGGCAACGGGTGACCAGAACGACGCCGTAGCCCTCGCGACGGAGCTTCTCTCTGCAATCGGGGACGAGGCTCTCGAAGGGACCGGTGGGGATCGCTATCGGGCGGGGCAGCCGCTCTTGAACGATCCCTCCGCGCCTCCGGCCCAGCCGAAGGAAGACGGAAAGCCAGTGGAGCCGCCATCCGGCACACCGGCCGTAGAAGGGGCGGACGCACCGAGCAGTCCTCCTGCTCCTGCGAAGCCTGATCTCGTGTTCGGGCAGTACAAGAGTCTCGAAGAGGCAGAGCGTGGGCTCCACGAGACGCGGCGGTACGCACGCGAGGCGAAGGAAGAGGCAGCGTCGGCGCAGGCCGAACTCGCTCGCCTTCGCTCTCAGTTTGCGCCCCAGCGCCCGGAGTCGACGACCAATCCCTTCGATGATCTCTCGGCGATTGGTGTTCCGAAGGAGCCCCTGGAGGCGGCCATGAGAGCCATTGTCCAGGAAACGATCCAGAAGACCTTTGGCCCCGCAGCCCAGCGCGTCCAGGCGGACCAGCAGATCCTGAAGGAGTTTCCCCAGTACGGGGAACGCTTCGAGGAGATGCAGCAGTTCGTCGAGAGCGTGCCGGATTTGAAGGCCAAGGTCGATCGGGCAGAGGCAGATGGTCAATATCTGCTCGCTCGCGAGGTCGCGTGGCTCAATTTTGAGCGCCAAATAGCCCAAACGCGTCAGGCCGAACTCGAAGCTCAGGGCCAGCAGCGTGTGGAGACGGCGCAGTCCAAGATGGCGGATGCGGCCGTGACGAAGCCTTCTCAGGCGACGGCGCGGACGCAGAAGCAGTCGAAGGGCTCGCCGAACGATCTCCCGGACGAGGATTACCAGCGCCTTATCAATCTGGCGAAGTCTGGGCACTCCGCACCGCTTTGGCGCGAGACGATCGGGTGGGCTTTGGCACAACAGAATCCGGAAATGTTTGGTCCGGAGGGTGGGCCGTAAGCAAAAACTGAAAGGAAGAGCCAAGGATGGCTGTTCCCGGCAATTTTGGGGTCTATGGGTTCGGCTTTCTCGCGGGAGCGGGAGCCAACCGAGAGGACCTGTTGGACCTGATTACGAACGTGGACCCTTGGGATTAAACGACACAGGGATGGTCCCAAGTAAAGTTGGCAGCTATATGCGGGAACCCCGGCGTATCCGAGTGTACGAGCCCCAGGGCCGTGAAAATCACGAGGTGCGGGCAATCCGCAGGAAAGACCAGGACAAGTGGAATCCTCAGAGACTCGTGCGCTGCCCAAGATTCGAGTTCGAGATGCCGCCTATCTCGCCGCAATGCTGGATGGCGAAGGGCACATCAGCGGAACAGACCGAGAGCGAAACGGTGTCGATGATTCCCAGCTTATCGTGGGGATCTCGAACTGTAGCGAGGTACTTCTCCAGTGGCTCGTAGAGAACTTCGGTGGGCGATGGCGATGGCGGGAGCCGCGTGTCTATGGGCGGCGACCTCACTTCGAGTGGTACCCACCGACGGAGCACCGGCGAGAGATCCTCAAAGCCGTTTTGCCACACATCAAGATCAAACGCGGCCAGTGTCTTCTTGCGATCGGCTTTTGCAATACGGTGAACCAGCCCGGGCGAAGGCGAAAACTGATCCAGGCCATTCGGCGTTTGAACTCGGTTCCGAATCCGGAAGATACAGTCCAGCCCGGAGAGCGATCCCCGGAGAACTGACCCCATGGGTAACGCAGGCCCCCAAGGTCCGCGCGACCCACGTCGTCCATGAGTGGCTGACCGATACGCTCGCTGCGACATCGACCTCGGGCGAGGTTGAGGGCGCGGACTGGAACATGACGGGCAACGTCTTCACATCGACGACCCGTCCGACGCGGATCCTGAACGTCACTCAGATCTTCCGTAAGGACATCGGTGTCTCTGAGACCCAGCGTGCGGTCAATCCCGCCGGGTTCAAGGATGCGTACGCCTACGAGGTCCAGAAGGCGACGAAGGAACTCGCCCGTAACCTCGAATCGACGCTCTTCGTGACGGCCGGAGCCTCGGCCACGGGCGCGTCGGCTTCGGGTCGGCAGATGAAGACCTTCGCTTCCTTCCTCACCGCGACCGCGACGGGCTCGGGCCAGACCTCCTCGGCTCTCGCGACGACGACGGCCTCGGCGGGTGTGCTTACGCCGACGCTTTTCAACAATTGCCTGGAGCGTTGCTACTCGAACGGTGGCAATCCCGAGCAGGTGTACGTGTCGCCCGGTGTGAAGCGCGTCATCTCGTCCTTCACGGCGACGAACCAGAACCGAAACATCGCGGCGGTCGACAAGAAACTCGTCGCTGCGATGGATCTCTACGACACGGACTTCGGTCTCATTCAGATCGTGATGGATCGCTGGATTCCGCAGGCGACCAACACGGTCAACACGACCGCCGCGTCGGACATCCGTGGAAACATCTGGTTCCTGGAGCGCGCCAAGAACCGTCTCGCGTGGCTTCGCCCGATGCAGCACACGCTCGTCGGGAAGCGCGGCGATTCCGTCGCTGGAATGGTCGTCGGGGAATGCACGCTCGAAGTGCTGAACCCGCTTGCGGACTTCCAGGGCACGCAGGTGAACAACATCAGCTAGTGACGTGGGGGTGGGGCGGGACTACCAGCCGCCTCACCCCCCTTCGGAGGACACGATGCCAGGAGGAAACACCAGTTCGAGCAAGCGCCCCTACCGAATGCTGAAGGGTGGGGGACAAAAGCCCTACGACGTGCGTGCGCTGTCGGGTTCGGAGACCTTCGGCGACGAGCGGAATATGAAGCTCGACTCCTATCAGGGCGATCCCGAGTACGGAATCGACACCGAGTACGGATACCCGAGCTTCAGTACGCCGACGAAGGACAACACGCCGAAGGAAGTGGACGGAAATGACGTGTGGATGTCGGCCAATCCTCCGGCACCGCCCAAGAGCGGTCCGACGAAGCCCAAGCAAGGGGACGCAACGCCCGGAGGAGGCTGGGAGTAATGGCACGCCAGACGCCAAAGGATCGTGAGGGTGGGCGGAAGTTCATCCAGGGAATGCACATGAAGAAGGGGGCCCTTCACGAAGAGATGGGGATCCCGCAGGGACAGAAGATCCCCGAAGACAAGCTCGCGAAGGCCGCACAGGCAGGCGGAAAACTCGGAAAGCGGGCTCGGCTCGCCGAGACGCTCAAGGGATTCCATCACTAATGGATTGGCAGACGAGGATCGAGCAGAAGTTGAATCGGGTACTCACTGTCCTCATTCAAGGGGAGATCATCCAGATGGCGATTGGACAAGACATTCTCGACGAGATCGCAGCCGAGAGCACAACGATCGACTCCATGAAGGCGCTGCTCGACGCCTTCGTGACGAACGGGAACATCACACAGGCTCAGGCGGATGCGATCAAGGCCGCGTTCGCGGCGAACGATACAAAGCTCGCAGCGATGGAAGCGGCGCTTCAGCCTGCGACCCCGCCGCCTGCGCCGACACCGTAGTTCGATGCCGCTCATCAAGGGTGGTGGGCGAGCCGCTTTCTCGCAGAACGTGAAGACCGAGATGGCCGCCGGGAAGCCGCAGAAGCAGGCCGTCGCGATCGCGTATAGCGAGCAGGGTGAGAAGAAGAAACGGACCAGACCGACACGGAGCAAGTAATGGCGCGAATGATGCCGATGGACCGAAGCCGTGCCCGACCGACGATGGATCTTCAGCACGCGATGGTGAACGAGCCTGCGGAGCCCAATCCCTTCAAGGACCCGCGTCCCGCCTCGGTGGGCGTGGATAAGTTCCTCGCAGCGGGGCGGCAGCGGAACGGGGTCTACACGGCCACGCAGACGGGTGCGAAGCAGCTTGCAGACGCGCTCCAGAAGCAGCGCACCGCGCAGGCAACGCAGCAGATCATGGATCAACTCGCGAAAGCAAAGGCGGCTCAGTACACATAGGGAGGAGCAATGGCACGAGGAGTGGCGGCACGGAAGCAGCCTGCGATGCAGGGCCGGATCCGGAAGCTGAATCTCGGACAAACGGACGAGAAGGACGACTCGATCATCGGGCGTACGACCGGGGGTATTAGTCCGGTGATGAAGGGGAAGATCGGCATGCAGGTGAAGGAGAAGCAAAGTCCGATCAAGCGCGCGGACAACACGATGAACACGCTCGACGGCGGTCGAGGAAAGGGACGCTAATGGCGGCGGCGCGGCAGCAACCGACGGCACGGGCGGCAGCGCGCCCCGACGTTGCGAGCCCGCAGCCATCGGTTCTCGATAATGTGGGCGATCTCATCAATCACGGACTCGGGAACATGGTGGGGGGGCTCGCGGAGAAGGCGATCCTGGGAGGACGCCAAGGAAGCGGGACCTACACAGCCACGCAGACGGGCGCACGCCAGAAGGCGATCTACAAGAACAGCACGAAGGGTCTCGCAGCCGACCGGGAGTACTAATGGGCGTTTACCGGCTCAACATGGCGGACGAGAATCTCATCAACTCGGTCGTCGAGAAAGACGAGTTGGTCAAGCATCTGCCCCGGATGGCGGATTTTTACTCCGGTATCCAGGAGATGAAGACGCTCCAGGCCGAGATCTCGACCCTGGGGCAGTTCACGAAGAAGACGGGTTTCGTCCCGGGGCGGAATATGCAGCGAGTGGCCTCGATTCCGCACTCGATTGCGTGCGCCATTCTGGAAGTGGATCCCGACTTCTGGCAGGACAGGAAGAAGGTGTATCGCTTCCTGCAGCAGCATCCGGAGTACGACACGAGGACGAAAATCACCTAGGGCAGGGAGGCTCAGGGTGCCGATCACCAGGAAGGACATCGCAAAACTGCCGGAGGATTTTGACCCGGGCTTTGGAGTCTACTCTCCGGATCCCGGGCAAGCCTCTGGCTGTAACTACTACCGGATCGAGGTGCCGTTCCGTGGGCTCCTGGATCTCGGCCTATCGCTTTACTTCATCGACAATGAGAAGCGGCGTCTCTCAAAAGACGATCGTGCGGCGATCATGCTATCGTCGGACATCGTGCTCTTCTTTGCGCGTGGAGGTCATCAGGCGGACGTGAATCTGGAGACGATCCGGCAGATGTCGCCGGGCGTGATGGACAACGGCACGATCGGGTACCCGCCGAGCGTCATCTTCGACATCGATGACAACCTGGATTGGGTTCATCCCTTCAACCACCGCTTCTCGGTCCTTGGTACGAGGGCCTACGACGGAACCCTCTTGAAGCCCGGGGACAGCCTGACGACCACATTCCCAGACGGGAGCGAGATTGTGGTCTGGAAGGATCAGGAGACGGTCATTGATGGTGACCGCTTCGTGGTGCAGGACAATCTCGATCGCATTGCGGCCATTCATCGCACGGCGCAGAACTGCGAAGGGGTGAGCGTCCCGAACGAGGAGTTGGCACGCTACTACCGAAACGTCCACCAGTGCGACAACGTGTATATCTTCCCGAACTCCATGATCCCCGAGGACTGGCCGCAAGTGGAACTCAAGCCGCGCACGGACGGATCGATCCGGATTCTCTGGCAGGGGGGCGGGAGCCATATGGTGGACTGGTTTCCGCTGCGCGATGCGGTCCGCACGATCTGCGAGAAGTATCCGCAGGTCAAGTTTGTGATCTGGGGATCGGCCTTCCGGTGGGTCCATGACAACATTCCAGAAGCGCAGTTGGAACTCCATGATTGGGTCGATTATCTCGCGTACCGTCCTCATCGAGTCCTTATGGACGCAGACATCAACCTCTGCCCCCTCGTGGACAACGTGTTCAACCGAGGGAAGAGCGCGATCAAGTGGTACGAGGGGGCGATCCTCAAGAAGCCCGAGCCCTGCCTCGCTGGCGCGTGCCCTCCGTACAGTAACGAAATCGTCGATGGCGAAACCGGCATGCTCTACAAGACTCCTCAAGAGTTTGTCGAGAAACTTTCGCTCTTGATCGAATCGGCGGAACTGCGCCGGAAGATCGGGGAGGCTGGAAAGATGTGGGTCCTCCAGAATCGCCACTTCCATCAGACGGTGCCTGGGCTCTTTGAGTTCTACCAGGAGATCCGGGCTCGTAAGGAAATGGCTCTGAGCGCCTGATGTCGATCACATTCGCCAACGCCAAGATCTACGTCGCGCGTGCGCTCGGAGCCGAAGGCTCGACCACCCAGTTGGCTGCGGCTGCGGACGCGATCGCGGCTGCTATCGAGGAATGGAATCTGCGCCGCGACTGGCGTTGGCTTTTGATGGACACCCGCGATGGCTTCTCGGTCGCCAGTTGCACGATCGCGGGCGACGGGGTGAGCGTCTCGACGAGCACATCGAACGGGTTCGCGGGTGTGAATCAGGGCGTGGTCGTCACGGGTACGGGGATTCCCGCGAGTACGACGGTCTCGACCGCCGTTGCGCTCACGACGACCACGTTCACCCTTTCCGGGGCCGCTACGCCCGGCACCATCACGATGACATTCGCTGGGGATATTCCGGTGCGGGTCGGCATAGCGAAGTACAGCATGCCCACGCCCTTCAAGCGCCCCTACCGGGCACGGCTTTTGACGAACGAGCGCACCCTGGAGTGGAAGGATCAGTTCGAGATCGATGCCCTTTTTCAGAATCAGAGCCCAGGGTCGACCTCCGTCTACTACAACATCTTCAATCCCTCAAATTTCACGGTCGGAAGCCAGAACGGTGTGTTCTCGCTCTTCCCGACGCCTTCGCAGACGGATACAGCGCGAGTGCGGTACTACCGCCCGATCGGGCAGCCTGTGCAGACAACGGATCTCATCGACTCACCGGATCGATATGTGTATGCGCTCCTCGAAATGGCGCGTTACCAGTATCTGAAGAACCATGATTCGGAGATCTCGCGGCTCGATCAGACCCTTCAGAAGGCTGAGCAGCTTCTCTCGTACTGCATCGCGGATGACGAGGGCGAGACATTGGATCGCAGTCCTGGACTGGTCGCCCAGGTGGACCATGGATTTGCCCGCCAGATCCTGAACGAAGACATCATCTGGGGGCCGTAAATGGCCGACCAGCCCATTATCCATGTCGAGACCTTCGACCAGGGTCTCGTCACGGCGCGGGATCCTGCGCTTCTGGAGCGCGGTGAGCTAACCAAGGCCGACAACACCTACTACCTGCCGAACGAGCCCTCGATCCAGAAGGTGAAGGGGCGGACGAAGTTCAACTCCACTCCGATCAGTGGCTCTCCGAATGTCGTGGGCCTGCGGTATCTCCAGTTCGACGACAACAACAATCTCCTCGTCGCGCACGCGGGGACGACCTACTACCAAGCCACGATGGTGAATAGCGAGACCGGGACCTTTTCCAGTCTCGCGACGAGTGTTGGGACGGGGCTCACGCTCGATGCGATCCAGTACGGGAACCGTCAGTACCTTCTGAATGGTGCAGGGCAGACAAGCGGGCAGCAGACTCAGAACGTGGTCGTGCTCTCGGACGCGACGACGCGTCTCCACGGGCTTCAGCCCATTGCGAGCCCGCCTGTTATCACGAGCACGGCCGGAAGCTGGAACACGGCGCTCGGAACGGGCTACTACTTCTTCTTCACGGTCGAGCTATATAACCCAGGGACATCGGACGCCTTGGAGAGCACGAACATTGTTCCCGACTACACGCTCGCGTCGACATCCTTCCAATTCACGACGTCGAACATCAACGCGACGACGATCATTGTCACCCGCCCCACCCAGGTTAACTCGCAGGCGACCCACTGGATGGTCTACGCGAGCCCCGCGCAGCCAACCAACACGGTGCCGAATCGGGTGCTTTTCAAGCAGATCGGCCCGATCCAGGACATCGCCTCGACGACCCTCACGATCGGGAATACCCAGGTCCAGGGGACGAACTCGCGTTTCCCGACCACGAACAGCGCCATCACCTCGTGGGCCAATTCGGGTGGCGGGTCTCCGACGAACGTGGAATCGATCGCTGGGAGCAATCCGGACGATAACGCGCTCATTTTGAGCGGCACGAACGGTGTCACGCCGTCAGGTCTCTGGAGCACGTTCGGCTTCAGTGGGATTGCTGGAACGATCACGAGCGTGGATGTCGAGATCAAGATGACCTACTACGGGCTCGGTACGGACAAGCCGAAGCTCGGGATCGCGCTCACGACCGATGGATCGACCTTCACGACCCCACAGTATCTTCAGCCTTCGAGTTCGCCCCTTGGGGTGAATCAGGTCAACCCCACGAATCTCCAGGTCTATATCGCCCGAGGACTTTGGGGGCGCGCTTGGACGACTGCGAATTTCAATGCGAACGCGAACTTCGGCGTGAAGCTCACGTCCTCCATTTTCCACAGCGTGGGGATCGCGGTCGATTACATCCGGGTTACAGTCCAGGTGATCGGAACGAGCGCGACGACGCCGATCACGACGGGCGGGGCCTTCCCGACGATCACGATCTCGATCGGGGGCCTTTCCTCCAGCATTGGAAGCCACGGCTGTCCGCCCGTGGCGACGACGGGCGAGGTCTACGAGGACCAGATGGTCACGAACGACATCTCGGACCTCTCGATCATCCGTTACAGCCTGCCCAATGCCGTGGACTACTTCCCGAGCCTTTACTTCATCAACTTCGAGACGAAACAGACGGACGTCGTGACGAAGATCATCCGGCTCGGGGACAAGCTCCTGGTGGGTCAAAAGACCCAGCTATTCCGGGTGAACTATCTGCCTCGCGAGAATGATGCTGAGTTCGACAGAGGACGCTGCTACGAGACGATCTCGGAGGGGCAGGGGATTGTGGGCACCCAGGCGGCAGCGACCTTCACATCGCCCGGCGGACCCCTTCTGATGGCCTTTGTGTCCTACTCCGGAATCCACGCGACGGACGGGTTCCAGGTAGACACGATTGTCGACGATCTGGACTGGCCTTCGACTGTTTCGCTGCCCACGGCGGCAGCCCCGACGGACTACCTCCAGAACTGTATCCTGGTCGACTATCCGATGAACTACCAGCTTTGGCTCTACTACACGCCGCCCGGTGGTACGACTAACACGAAGGCCCTGGTGATCCATTACCACCCGAGCCACCGGAAGCCGAACGGGAAGATGAAGGTGACGGGGCCGATCACGGTGGCGGCCTTCTCCGCGACAACGGCGCGGGTCTCAAATGCGCCTGTGCTCGTGACTGGGCAGTCGACGGGGACCGTCTACGTGGAGGATCGTGGCTATACCCACAATGCTGGGAGCACGATCGCGGTGGACATCAAGACTAGGGAACTTTATCCGTGGGGGCTCTATTCCTCGGGGACGGTGGAGTACTCGCTCATTCGGCACAATATCGATCCCACGAGCACGATCACGCTCACGAGCTTCATTCGTGAGGACAATGCCGCCCAGACCCAGCCCATCGCGACCGAGACCTTCAACACGACGAATGCTGGAGTGGCCTATATCCCGATCCACGTCTACGGGGATTCGATTCAGTTCGAGTTCACGGAGCCTGGAGCGGACGGCGGGGTGAATCTGAGGCTCGCCCAGTACATGCTCTATCTGATCCCGAGAGGACTGCCCGCTGCGTAACTACTCGCCCATGCGGCTTCCCCCGATCCCAGATCGGGTGGTTCGTTCGGAGCTTCGTCGGACGAACTACTGGCTCCGCATGCTCGGAAGCCAGATGGGCCGCACGGTCACGCTGCCCCAAGGCACGCCGTCCGCAATCACGAACGATGTGGATTTGAGTAACTACTTGTATCTCCCTGGACGCGATGGTGGGCAGATCTCCTCCGGACGTGTGCGATTCGCCGCCAAGGTGATGCCTGCCGGAGGAACGTCTGTCCCGGACACGGCCCAGAGAGGGTTCGGACTCCTTGCGCCGCTCGATATTGATGGACCGACCAGCGTCAACTTCTGGGTAGAGGACTCGCTCGCCTCGCTCAGTGTGCTTCGCCCGACGCGTGAATGGGTGATCCCCGCCTTTAACCAGATCGAAGGGGAGACAGCGGGCGTCCATTATTTCGCGGACACGAGCGACTTCCAGGTTCTCTCGAACAAGACGATCACAGGAAGTATCGTCGAGTTCGGATTCACGTCGAAGAATGCTTTGCTGGATGCGCAGACGGAATCGAAGCTCTGTTACATCACGCTAGAGAACTTGTCGTCGAATCGCAATACGACTACCCACGCGAGCACGGCGACTCCGCCTGGGATCCAGATTCCGGCGATGGACATCCTCACGGGCCTCGGAAACAACACATTCGACAAGACCCACACGTTTGGCGTCGTGAAGACGACTCTCTCTGGCAGCAATCCCACGAGTACGCCCTTTGAGATTTCGGGGCTCGTCTACGGTGGCGATACACGCCAGGAGCTTTACTGCATGCCCGGCGCGGCCAAGGGCACTCTTCCAGCACCGACGCAGGGACAGTTCGTTGTCTGGAATCCCGCCATCAGCTTCACTGGGAACGTGTCCACCGGATTCGCCACGATCACGAACATGTCCACGACGGCCGGACTCGTCGTGGGCATGCGGATCCGAGACGTACGGACCAACACGGCTTACGCGGAGCGATTCCTCGTCTCGATCGATGCCCCTGGCCCCGGCGGCCAGATCACCGTGAGCGCGGCCTTCAGCGAGACGACGAATGGCCTCTCATTCGTTGGGTTCGGAATGACCTACCTGAGTGCCTCGGGCATCACCGGGATCGCCCACAGCAGTCTGACGGGGCTTCTGGCGGACGACCACACCCAGTACTTGGCACTGGGCGGCCGTGGGAGTGGGCAGGTTTTCGGGACAGGTGGTCCATACGGTGGGAGCACGCTGCTCGATCTCGCCATGACCGGGCGGCTTCTCCTAGGTAACAACCTCGGGGCCGGGTTCGTAACCAATCGATTCTTAGAGGTGAAGGGTCAGCCGAACGCACCCGCTACTACGACCAATATCACCATGGATATGACAAATGTGGCGGCTACCGGGACGACGACATGCCTCCAGGTCTCGGTGAGTGGCTCGGTTTCTACGGCTGGTACCTCTTCCGTGCGCGGTTTCTTCTTCACGAGTTCCGCTCAGGTAGGGACAGGGGCGACCGTGAGCGAGTCCCTTGGTGCGCTGATCCAATCAACGGCCGGGACTTCTGGCGGGACAATCACGAAGGCGACCGGTGTGCGGATCCTTGCCAATGGTGACGCTATCTCCTCTAGCACAACGCCTACGATCGTTGGTCTGGAAATTTCGATCGCTCCCAAACTCGCGGCTGTCACGGACTATTCGCATCTTTCCATGATCCAGTCTTCGACTCCGTTCGCTGGCGGGACTGTTACCAATTATCGAGGAATCGATTTTGGTGCGACGGCTAATCAGGACAACGCGGCGGTCACGAACTGGACGGCGCTCCGGATCCCCGCCGCGCCGACGAATCCCACCGGAACGATCCGGGGGTTGGAAATCGGGGACATTCTGAGCCATCACGTCGGGAAATTTCGGCATGGCTCGACGGCGGCTCCGGCACACTTTGTCGACATCGCAGCCGGGACGACGACGGTTGCTCCCATCCGGTTGGCTTCTGGGACGAATCTCACGACAGCGGTTGCCGGATGCGGGGAATACGACGGGAGCTTCTTCTATCTGACCCATAGCGATGCCGTCCGGACGAAGACCGTCACGCAACGCGGGGAAGTGAATGCGACGGCCCAGGGCGCAGCCATCGGCGCGACAACGCTATACGCGGCTCCGGCGAGTGGCTACTATGTCGTCTATTACACGCTGGAAACGACCACGGCGGACAACGTGACCCCGGCGGTAAGTGTCCAGTTCCAGGTGAACTACACCGATGACATCGGAGCAACGAATCAAACGGGTGCGGCGCTCTCGCTGGCGGCGACGGGGCGTGATCGTGGCTCCTTTCAGGTCTGGTGTAACGCCGGGCAGAATATCCAGTACCAAACGAACGTGGTGACGATCGGGACCGCGAAGTACGCGCTTCGAGTCCGACTGGGGTACTTGGGCTAATGCCGACCAAAACACAGGCGAAGGTGGCGGTGAGTGCCGCTGCGACGGCGGCGAACACCGACATCGATAACACGCTCCCGGTCGGTGTGGACATTACGGATGGCTCGATTACATTCGCACCGACTCGGTACTTCTTCGAGTTGAACGCGGTGGATTCGACCACGGCGACATCTTGGAGTACGACCATCCAGGCAAATCTAACGACTCAAGCTCGTGCTTTTACGATCCGCCAGCAACTCGGGCGGCGTGGAGACGATGCCGGAGTCGTGAAGGAGATCGTGATCGTTTCGGCTCTGGCGACGTATCGGATCAAGAACTTCTAGAGACGGGGAGGGGAGGCCAAGGATGGCCGACTACGCCAATCAGCTTTCGCAGTACTTCGGTCCGACGCAGCTCGGGGCGAACACGAATCAGCTTTACCAGCTACTCGCCCGGTCTCCTCAGTTCCAGCAGGCCCTCACGCAGAACTATCAGGCGGCCGGGAACTTCCAGAACAATCTTGCCGCTGGACTCGGGCAACGCGGTCTCAGCACGAGTGGCATCGGGACTGTGGCGAACGCCATGGGGTCGAGTGCTGGAACGGCTGGTGAGGCGAGTCTCCGAGGCGGTCTTTTTGGGCAAGCCGGGAACATGGCCCTGGAGAATCTCCTTGCACGGCTCCAGGCATATAGCAGCTACCGCAACGTAAGGGCGAATCAGCCCACGTTTCTAGGGCAAGTGGCCGGTGGTCTCTTTGGAGCGGCCGGTTCAGTGCTCGGAGGGCCGTTCGGAGCGTCACTCTTCGGTCCGAAGCAACAGCAGACTGCGCCGGTTGGAAGCTACATGTCGGGACCGTTGATGCAGGGTGAGCAGCGGCCCCAGTACGGGATGGGCTAATGGGCGTCTTCGATTATCAACCGCGCCGCCTCGGCGGATTCACTCCCGCAGCGGGGGATGCGATACTGAGTTCGATGCTGTTCAATCCCTCCAATCCCAACGCAGCAGCGAAGGCGGCGGTCACACCGCAGGTGAGTTCAGCACCGGCTGGAACAGCAGCGCCCTACATAGGTGCTCCCGCGCAGACGGTGGCCAGTGATTTCAAGGCGAAGGTTGCCTCTGGACTCACAGATCCCACGAGCGTACCGAGTGGTGTTGGTGTCCCTGAGATGCCGCAGACCATGGAGATGCCCCAGCCGCTTGGGAGCGATGTGATCTCGGGCGCGTTCGCGCCACTCCTTGCCCAGATGAATGCCCAGAAGGCTCCTGCGCCGCGCGATGTGCCGCCCCCGAGTCCTGCGCTTGCGACCTTCTTGTCGGCTTTGGCGGGCTCTCTCGGGACTCAGTTCGCGAAGGACCCCGCGATCGAGCAGCACGTCTTTGGAGTCATGCACGAGAACGAAGTCCGTCGGCAGGCGATCCAGGACCAGAACTACGCCGACAAGCTCCAGTTCGACCAGCAGTCGGCCAACCGGCGCTACTCGCTCATGGGCCAGATGATTGAGACCCAACTCCAGCAGGCTATTCAGAACAACGACGTGAAGCAGGCGGCCTATTACAACCAGCAGCTTGAAAAGATCCGTGGGCAGATGGAGGCCCGCACGGCCGTCCTGCGGGAAAAGGCGGCGGGTGAGGCCGATGTGGAAAAGGCGCGGGCTACGGCCGAGGTTCAGAAGAAAGGCTCGGCTCAGAAGACTCTGGAACCGGATGAGTACTTGACCGCACGGACAAACATTTTGAAGGACAAGACGCTCCAAGATGAAAAGACAGGGATGCTCGATAAGGTCGGCCAGTTTTTTACCGGCCCTCCGGCGGATACGAAACAGTCCGAACTACGCCAAGTGGACAAGGCCGGGATCCTGTCCGGGAATCCGCAAACCCAGGCGGCAGCGAAGCGCAACATCCGGCAGGCCGTTACCGGGAAGTTGGGGCTCGGAGCCAAGGCGAAGTACTCGAAGGAAGACTGGCAATCGATCCAGAACGAATTGCGCAGCACGTACGACGTCGGACTGGAAGAGGTTTTTAAGTAAGTGGCCGATCTGAGTGTCGATGAATTCCTAAAGACTCAGCCCGCTCCGAGCGGGCCGCCCGCTACTCCCGCGCCCGTGGGACCGGCTGCTCCTGGGGACTATCAGGCCCAGGCTCGGCAGGCCGCCCTTCGGAACGGCCTTGATCCGGACCTCTTCGTACGGCTCATCGCGAACGAGTCGAGCTTCAACGCGAACGCGGTGAGCCCGAAGGGGGCTGTTGGTCTTGGGCAACTTACACCGGCCACGGCATCCAGCCTGGGCGTCAATCCAAGAGTCCCCGCCGAGAATCTGGATGGTTCGGCCAGATACCTGAAGCAGCAGTTGGATCGCTTCGGGAATTATCCACAAGCCGTTGCCGCATATAACGCTGGGCCTGGGAATGTCCAGAAATACGGTGGCATCCCGCCCTTCCCAGAGACCCAGAACGAAGTCGCGAAAGTCGCGGGCGCGGCTCCGGCTGTACCGAATGCACCCGATTCTACCCTGCCCCGGGGGCCTTCGTCGCCGGAGTCCGCGCTCTCAGTTGATCAATTTCTTGCAACCCAGTCCCAGAACGCGCCAGAAGCCCCAGGAGCGACTCCGACCCAGCAGCCGACTGATTTCACGGGAATGGTGGGGAATATCGCCAGGGGGCTCGTGGAGGGCGCTGTGTCGCCCATTACGGCTGCTGGCGAGACTGGAGCAGCGATCCTTTCGGATCCGCGGATTGGGCTCCTTCCGGCTTCGGAGCAGCAGGACCACGAACAGAAGGCTCTCGCGGCAGCGGTCCAGGGGGCTGCGTTCTACGGATCCCTGTTCGTGGCCGGTCCTGATGGGCCGCTTGCCTCGCTCCCACTTCAGGGGATCTTGAAGTCCGCGATCATGGGCGCTGCGGCCGGGGCGAGCTACGAGGGGATCTCGGATCTCCCGCAGCTTGTGGACCGGAAGAAGGACTTTGGCGGGTATCTCAAGGACATCTCGTCGGCATCGACCTTCGGTGCGCTGACCGGTGGCGTGCTTCACAGCGTCCCGAAGGCGCTCCAGATCACGACCGCTGCCGCGAAGATGTCAGCGGATACGGTCCTTGGGGCGGCGAACAAAGTCGTGGATGCGATTCCAGGCGGCTCGGATGTACGCACGCAGGTGGCCCAGTTTGGTCGGAAGATGTGGTCGAGCATGTGGGATAAGTTCTTCACGTCCGGGAGCGAGGTCTTGAACAAGGCTGGTCTTGGCGACCTTGTAACGAAACTGGAGGATGCGCGGGGTGCTGGGGCCACCCTCGCCGGAAAGTACGTCGCCGGGTTCTACAAAAATATCCAGGGACTCAGCGTCGATGAACGCCGCCTCATGGGCTATATGCTCGACAAAATCGATTTCCAGAATGTGAGCCAAGACACGATCGACGCCTACAGCGGAGGCGGTGGCCGTAACGCTGAGATCTTCCAGCGAGCCTGGGCGGAAGCTGACAGGCTTCGGGCGATGGGGGAAGCGATCCAAAAGACGGGGCTTGAGCTTTTCGATCCAGGCTCGCAAGAGTTTCATCAGTTCATCCTTCGACGCTCGTACCTGCCCCATCGATTCGTGAATCCGGACGGGTTTCTCGACGACGGGCCGATTCGCAGCCTCTCCATCAAACGAGTAATGAAGGCACTGAACTATACCCAGGACGATGCGGTCAAGTGGATCGATGATTTTGCAGGCCGTGTGGCCGGAGAGAACGACGAGTGGTTGCGTGATCCTACGGCGTTGCGCTCCGGTGCGAACCACTACATGGTGGGCCGGTCGATCGGACTCCCTGGGTACGAGACGGACGTGCAGGATCTCCTGCCTCAGTACTACGACTCGGCCGCACGGAAGATCACGAACCACGCCTACTTCGGCCCCAAGAACGCGGTCGAGACAGCGGTCCAGCAGGCCCTCTTCCAGAAGGGGAAGCTCGGCGAAGGACTCGGTGCGCAGCCGCCGCAGGCCGACCAGGGTGAACTTTTCTCTGGTCAGGAGACCTTTGGTGGCCAGGGAATGCCCACCACCCCACGTGGAGAACTTCCCCAACCTCAAACGATCGACGACATCATCAAGGCTCGCGCCGCCGAGAACCAGAAGCAGGCGTCCGCCGATTTCGGTATCGAGCGCCGCTATCCGGAAGCCTTCGCCCAACTGGAGCGGGTCCAGGATCCGACGCTGAAGTCCCTCTCGACGACGATCCTACGGCGTCAGCTTGGCGCGTTGGAGAAGCAGCCGATCGGAGAGCAGGCGCTGAACTTCGCTGCGCGGATCGAAGTTGTGACGAAGCTGGCCCTGGGCGCGATCGCGCAGCCTTCCCAGATGCTTTCGGGCATTGTGCGGACTGGGTTCCGGGGCTCGCTCAAGAACATGATGGCGTCGCTGGCCGATGACCCAGAGGCCCTCGATTTCGCGCTCCGGTCTGGTGTGACATTACGGTCCGTGGTCCGGGAAAGTGAGCAATCCCTTACGGGTGGAGAGACGGACTTTCTGAAGCGGGTCTACTTCACCCAGTTTGATTCCAAGAGCCGAGTCTTTGGTGCGCTCCAGGGTGCCTCCTACGCCGAGCAGCAGGCCCGGAAGATGGTCCAGGTGATGGACAACGGCACCCTCGGAGCGCGACAAGCCCAGAAGATTGCCGGGAATCTCCAGAAGCTCGGGCTGGATGCCGCCGGGATTGCGCAGCGTGGCGGCTGGCTCAATGAGGATGAACTCCTGAAGGCCGCCCAGAGCGTGTCCGGAGACGTGAACTTCTGGGGCGATGCACTCTCGCTGCCAGAGTTCTATAAGAGCCCCTATGGCCGGTACATCACCCAATTCAAGTCCTTCGGGTTCCAGCAGACGAAGCTCATCAAGGACATGATGATCAAGCCCGCGATGGACTGGGTGAACTCTGGTGGCGAACGTGGTTCCCTTGGACCGCTTACGCGGTTCGCGCTTCTGATGCCTGCCGGGGGCGAGGTCATCACGGATCTGAAGAAATGGATCCGGGCTCGGAAGCGGACGGACGCACCGGTGGCGCGTGTGATGGAGAACATCGCGAACGCCGCTGGGTTTGGCCTTGCCTACGATGCCTTCGACGCGACCCAGTACGGGATGTCGGGCTCTCTCGGGCTTCTCGTAGGACCCAACATCTCGGAGGCCGGGAAGGCCATGACGGCTGTGGGTGCTGCGGCACGTGGGCAGCCTGCGCGTCTCGCGCACTACGCCCTGGAGACTGGACTTCCTGCGATCACGTCGCTCACGGTGCCTGCGGCAGCGCCCGCCGTGGCTGCCGTTGCTCCTGCTCTGGCCAACATCGTCGCCCCGGCACCCCAGTGAGCCGGATCCTCATCATCGCGTCTTACAGCGGCCCACGTCGCTGGAGTCTGCCCAGTGGGCGGCTCCTCCAGGCCCAGCACGACCAACTCTCGAAGTTGCGGCACAAACTCGACAAGATCGTCGTCGTCCAGAACGAGTCGAAGATCGTCCCCAAGGAACTCGGTCTCTTTGAACACGTGATCCATCGTCCCAATAAGAGCGGATCTTACGGGGCTTGGCTTGATGGATATACACAGAATCCGGATCACGACTGGTACTTTTTCATCGAGGACGACTATCTCTTCGTTCACGACGACTTCGACGACATGATGATCGATCTGTGGGATGACACCGTTTCCTACCTCTGTTCCCGCGTGGATCCGAATAACAAAAGCTATGGATATCATATGGCTGTCACGAATGGCCTCACGCACCGTACGGTACTGGAGGGAATTGGTCTCCTGGGGGCGAAATTCCGGGGGCTGGATGATATCTACAATACCCAGCTTCAGATTGCTTTCTCGCGTCTCTTTGAGCTTCTTCCTGGTAGGAGCATCCGTTCGATGCAGGAAACCTATTGCATGCCCTTTTGGCAGGAAGAGCTTCGCTTCGTGGACGCGAGGCCGAAGCTCATTGTTCCGGCCCAGATGGTGATCGCTTGAGTGGAACCGCCAGAGGTAGCGATTGCAAGAATCCAGGAGCAGTTACTGGCCCGTGAAGGGGCTCTCGTTCTCCAGACCGAGGAGATCCATAGGCGGCTCAACGAATTGAACGGAGAAGCAGAGAGACTTCGGCAGATGCAGGCGACGTACATGCCGAGAGAAACGTACGAGGTGCAGCGGAAAGACTTAGAGCAAAAGATCGAGGCTTTGCTTCAATTCAGGGCCAATCTGGAAGGACGCATGTGGGTCGCTGGGGGGATTGTGGTGATCCTTGGGGCTGCGATTGCCGCCGCGATGAGGTTCATCAAGTAGGAGGGCCAATGCTACGTCGGGTGCTTGTGACGCTGTTCTTCGTTTCCGTGGCGAGTCTCGTCGGTTCGTGGGCTCTGGCCCAGGTGGATTCGCTTCGCGTGGCCGTGAACTCGACGCCACAGGGACCGACGATCCTGGACCAGATCGCCTCCCTCATGGCGGCACTGACGCCGATCCTGGCCTTTCTCGTGGGCACAGGGCTCGTGACCAAGTACGTGCCGGGTCTCCAGAAGGTGCCGAATCTCATCATTCCGTTTCTCAATGCCCTGATCGCGTTCTTCGGGGTCTTTAGTGGTCCCGCTCCCGCGCACGCCTCGATCTTCGGCGACTTTGTTCACGCGCTGAGTTTCCCGGCCAAGGCGGCAGGCTCGTTCTTTATCTCGGCGATGGCCTCGGCGATCTATGAGACCTATCTCCGGCCGTTCATCGAGAAGATGGGGTGGTATCCGCCGGGAACGACGCATGCCCAGGCGGCCGTCATCACGAAGGCAGTTGTGAACTAGGAGGGCCAGATGCCGACTGTCACGCTCCTGCTCGTCGTTGCAGCGTTCTTCACGACCATCGTTTCCATCATGGGCAAGTGCCCGCTGTGGTTGCCTGTGCTGATCCTGTGTCTTGTCGCGCTTCTCCAGGTGCTACCGCGCTGATCGAGGAACCGCGTTGGCTCTGGCCTTTGATCCTCTTCGCGGCAGGGCTGGCCGCTCTGTGCATGATCGTCGCCTTGTCGCGTGCGGACGAGACGCTCACCTTCTCGCTCAAGGCTCCGTGCTTCAACGGCCTTCCATGCGACAGCATGATGTGGGACTCGACTGGGCAGGGATACGTGCGTGCGGAGCCCACGGACTCCTTGAACGATTTGAAGGAGATCCGGATCTACGGGAGCCTCTTTGATGCTCCGGACACGGTGCTGCTGGGCTCATTCCCGGCGGTGCCGTGTTCGAGCTACACCTTTGCGCTCACGGTCGCGTCTGGGAAGATGGGCTTCATCATTCCTCGGGCCGTGGACAACTGGGGGAATGAGTCCTGCATCGGAGAGCAGTTTCTCTTTGCGACGAAGGCTCTGGACTTCCAGCTTGGTCTCCACGCGGCCTACTTCGATAACGAGGATCTGACGAATCTCAGAGTGACGCGGATCGATCCAACGGTCGATTTCGACTGGGGCTTTTCCTCACCGGACACATCGATCGGGATTGACACGTTCTCGGCCCAGTGGGACGGGTATGTCTTGCCCACGGTGTCGGGCGTCTACACCTTCTACTTCTTGTGGGAGGACGGTGGACGGGTCTGGGTGGGATCGACCTACATCGTTAATGACTGGGGGATCAACAGCGAGCACGAGACCCACGGTCAATCCGTCACGCTATCGGCCGGTCTTCTTACTCCCATTCGGATCCAGTACATGGCTCACAATGGGCACGCCAGTTGCCATCTCATGTGGGTGCCACCCGGTGGCGTCAAGACCGTCATCCCGGCCGCCAACCTCTTTCACTGATTTCATCTTGGCCATCGGTCTGCGCCCTCGATAGTCCGGGCAGTGAGGTGGATCGCCCTTTCCCCCGGAGAAGCCAAACCCAGACATCTTCGTGCGGGACTTGGTGTGGAGCACCCCGACTCCAGACTTGAGCCAGATGTACTCACCTTCGGCATCGATGATAGCGTTGGCCCCGGCTCCCATTCCACCGATGTAGTTGGCTTGGTTCTTCCAGGTCTCCCTGCCGTTGCGTTCCGGCAAACCGTGCATCGACCTTCCAGACACCCCTCGTCCCACGATCTGTACGGTCGGCTCACTTGATCCCTTCGTGCTCGATCGAGTAGTGGTTCCCATCGCCAAATCGTCCTCCCCATCGGCAGAGCGGGTCGAGACTCTCCCAGTACTCTCCGAATGGCAGATGGTCCTCGGTGTGCATCAGATAAATGCCGTCCTTGAAGAGATTGAGATCGATGGCGAGATGGATCGTGTGGAGACTTGATCGGACACCGATCCCTTTCGAGGCGTAATAGGCGGCGACGAACGGCGGCCGATAGGCCCAGTCGATCGAGACCTCGTACCCGTCGGCGTAGATCTTCATCAGCAGATCCCCAACCAGCTTTCCGAAGAGCCGCTGTTTCTCGCCCAGAGTGAGATCAGGCATAAGGCACCGAGCCAACCTCGCTCAGATTGAGCCGAGTGGCGAACTCTTCCATCGTGAAGCTGTGCTGACGACCATTCCATACGATCACGATGTCGCGGTAGACCGGCACGTCCTTGTATGCCTCACGCCACCCTACGAAGTCCTGGGGCTTGAGCGAGATGAAAAGGCCCGTCGCGCTATGGATTTCGCCGTCCTTCTTTAGATTGACCAGAGTGCTGGTCTCGTCCGTGTAGGGCTGCCCTTTGCGCATTCGTATGTCTCCTGTGCATGCGGCCTCGCCGGATCGCGGCGCACCGGTTCGAGCAACAGAGCTTTCGTGTCCCGTTCTGGAGCACTCGCTGGTTGTACTGTTCGAGGGAAATCTCCTTCAGATTCCCGCACTCGACGCACTTGATCTTGACCTTGAGCGTTCCCTGGCCCTTCCAATCGACCAAGATCTTCTCGTCGTCCATCAAACCCCCACGGGTTCGAGTTCGATCGTGACTCCGGGCTTGGGGTCGTATCGCTTGTACGTGAGACACCGCACGATCTGAGAGTCATCGTGGTAGAGCACTCCCGTGAGGGCGTCACACACGGCCTTCGCGAGGTTCTCCCAATCGGGCTTTCGGATGTGCTGCTCATAGCGTTTGGGAAGTGACTTCGGACGCGGCATATCGAAGTAAAGGGTGAGGCTCACCCCTTCGTGCGTGGGCGTCCAGTTTCGTTTCCGAGCTTCTTGGGCTACGAGGAAAGTGACCGTGCGCTTCCAGTCGCGGGATGTCTCAGGATCGAACATGAGCACGCGATCGTGAATGCGGAACGCCCGCGGGCGTCCCTGGGCCTTTGGGATCCCATCCACACGGCAGCGGAAAATAGAGGGCGGGCTGTGAAGACCCGCCCCCACCTCAAGGCCGTCCTTGGCCATCCTCATAGACTGCGAGGCCGTCCGTGGCCCCCTCTTCAATGCTCGCAACGGTGCTGTCGATCCCTGTGCGTCTGATGGGCTTGAGACCGTGTGCCTCTGCGACTTGCTGGAGCATCATCGTGGACCCTCTTGCGAGGGCTCTGAGCGCGATCAGAGTGACTCGCATGACCTCCTCGGGGAGGAGATCAATCATCCCGACCGTGCTATCCACAATGCCCTTCTGACCCGTGATGACGATCCCCAGGATCTGGGGCGGCAGCTTGGGTGGCGGAGGAGTAGCGGGAGACGCCGGAGGTGCCTCGGCTGGGGCAGGACCGATCGTGTCAGCCTTGGCGTGCTGGTCCGGAGACTGCGCACCGGGGGGTGAGGTGGTCTCCGGCTGTCGTGGGTAGCCCATCCGGCGCTCCCGATTGAGACGCGATACTTCGTCTTCGATTTCCGTAAGGTCGTTGGCCATCACTTACTCCCTGGAAGGACGGTGTTCATGTTGTCGTACTCCTTGCCCTTGTACAGGCGCTTCCGTACCTCGAAGTAGATCGGCATTCCGACGAGCGGGGACTTCACGGGTCCAGGAAAGGATTCGACGGACGGAAAGCAGGTCGTGAGTGTGTCGACTGGATAGCCACCCTCCATGTCCGAGGGGACACCGCAGGCTGTGAGGAGAGACTTGATGCCTTGGAGCGCGATACGGGTCATGGTGGCGAGATTCTCGGGCTTCCCCGTGTTCATCGCATCCCAGTGGACGCGGTATTCGGTCGTGAGAAGGCTCCCTACGTTGAGCCCCGTGCCATTCCCGTTCACCGTCACATCGACGCAGAAGTAGGTCTGGCCGTCCTTCTCTTTCGAGAAGGAGGCCGCGATCGTGCCGCCCTCGAACCAGAATCTTTCGTCCTTGTACACGCGGGCGCTTTGGGGCGCGGTGAGATGCTGCTTACGGGCCGCCTCTGCGGCCTTCAGCGTTGCGCCTGGGATGGGATACATGGGTGCCAAAGGAGACCTCCTTGTCTCAATTAGCTCTGGGCGGTTTGGCTCCCGAGATGGGCGTCTCTCGCGTTCCAGAAGTTTATGGGATCGGGGTCGAGTTCGATACGGGGAAGCGGGTTATTGAGGTGCTGACTGCGGGTTCCACCAATCCAGATGTCGTGCCCTTCGGTGTATGCGACGAGCGCCGAACGCCCACCCTTCTCGTCGATCACCGTTTGTCGTGCGAGATGGATCACACTATCGAACCATCCCGCGTACGTGCGGATCTTCGCCTTCCCGACGAGTGCAGGACCGCCGTGGATCGGGATCCCGAGCTTTGTCTCTTCCACGTCGGCATGGCAGATCACGATGAGATGGAGGGGTTGCTGGAAGAGGAACGTACGGAGGCGATCCATCATGTTCTGAGCGCCGCCGTAGTCGCCCGGGATCGGGAGATTGTGCCCAGAGACCGTGCCGCCAATGCGGATGTGTTTCTCTTGGGAGAACTGCCCCTGGTCCGCGATGTAGGAAAGGCACGCGGTCGCAGTCGCAGTCATGGTGTCCCAGATCAGTGTTCGGATGTTGTCTTCGGGGTACTTCGCTTTCCAGTCCGTGAGCGCGAGGTTGAACGCGTCTTCGTCGGGTGCAGTTCTTCCAGCAGCGTCAGGTACCGATTCAAGGACTTTAAGTCGCGCGGCGTAACTTGGTGCTGTGCTCGGTAACGACGCAGAGCCAGGATCAAAAGCGACGTATACAGCGGATCCGAATCGCTCAGGAAGATGAGTGGCAAGTCTGGTTTTGCCGATTTTCGGGTCCCCATAGATCAGGATCCTTTCGAGCGTCTGTGTGGCCGTTCCTTCTCGTAGAGCCATCCCTGCTCCTATAGGCTGAACGTACGACCGAATCGACCTCCCACCCATCCATAGGTGGGGTAGACAGCGCGGCCCCGAACCGGAGGGCTTCACGGGCCTCCTCCATGGAGATCCCGACCTCACAGAGCGAGGCCGCTGTCTTGAACGCCGAAGTGTTGCGATCTCCGTACGACGCACCGCGTTGCAGAAAGAAACGTGCTGAAAGCGTGAGGTGGGTGAAGGCGTGCTGCCAGTCTCCCTGTAGATTCGCTATGGATCCTTGGGGTTCTCGGATTCTTTCACCGAGTCGAAGAATCGATCCACTAATCCCAGGTCGGGGGGATCCGTAAGAGAGAACGTCGCATCGGCGACCGGTCTTTTGATTGATGCTTCCGACCGCGCGCCCGACTCGGGGGAGATCACAAGTGGCGGTATCCACATGGAGACCGTATGCCGTGAAGAGGGACCGCTTCCTAAGTAAGCGGAGGAATACACCAACTCCATCCCTCCACCTGCGACGTACCGTTTCGTCAGGAAGTGGGGTTGGTTCAACGGGAATCCAAGCCTGGATACCTCTTCCGGAGTCAAGGATATGCGGATCGATTTGGACTCCAAGGAGATCTGTGCCATGGGCTACCAAAACCTCACGTATGTCCAACTGCGCCAACTGGCGTAGTCGCGAAGGTGGTAGGCAAGCACCCGAGTCCTCGCCCGGATCGCCCGGATCCAGATCGAGTAAGATACCGGTTGCATGAACAATCGCATCACTGGACGGGCGTCCTGCCGGGCATTTGCCTCGTCCCTCTGCATCCAGGCTTCCCATCTGGACCTGGTTGATTCCGAAGTAAAGCGACCACCTTCGGAAGAAGCTCTGAAGCCGCTGATACTCACGATCGGATTCAATCGGCCCCCCTGTGACTGTTCCGGATGGACTGATCGCAAGGTAGTGGGAGGCCGTGCCCTCCGGATGGGCGACGAGTTCCCAGGAACTCAACTAACGGCAATGCGTAACGAAGAAGCCCACTTCTCCAGGGCACCCATGATCGCTCGCAGGTCAGATTGGGTCAGCCACCAGCCGCAGGGTACGGCCACGTAAGCGGGATCATAGAGCCCGAGTCCCAGCGGTGGCGAGAGCCATCTTCCCGACTGAAATCCTGGGTGAACATCGTTCCTCATGTGGACCAGGGAAGTCTCAATTCCCTTGGCGGCCATGTAGGACTGAAATTCTGCCCGCGCCGGGGTCTGGATGAAGCAGACCCAGTAATCTCCTCCTGGAGAGCCTCGCAGGGGCTTCTGAAGCGATTCTGTGATGCGAGTCCCATTGATTCGGTGATCATCGCGATGCCACTGGGCCATGCTGAGGTTCGACATCCCGATCGCAGCCGAGATGTCATTCATGTGGTACTTAAAGCCAAGTTCTTCAACGCGTTGGGAGCATCGGAAGGACTCTGAAGAACGGCGATCAAGCCCGAACCACCGCAGGAGGCGGGCTCGTTCGGTTGTTTCGTCGTCCGGACAGAGGATCATCCCGCCATCCCCAGTCGTCAGGAACTTGATCGCCTGGAAGCTCCAACACACGTAATCAGCTCCTGGACGCCAGCTTAGGGTGTGTGCCGCATCCAGGATGATCGGGATATGGGATGGGAGAACGGCTCGAATGGCCGACAGGTCCACGGGAGCCCCACCCCAATCCACGACCATCACGGCCCGCGTCCGCTCCGTGACACTCGCGCGAATGGCACTCGGCTCTGCCAGCCCCGTACTTGAATCCACGTCCGCCCAGACCGGGCTCGCCCCCCGGTGGATGATGTGGATGTTCGTGGCTGTGCAGGTGAGCGGGACCGTAATCACCTCGTCTCCCGCCTGAACTCCCGCAAGGTGGAGTGCCAGATCGAGGGCCGAGGTACCGCTATTGACCGTGATGGGGCGGCGGGGTAGCTCCAGCGCCCTTTGAAGTTCTTCCTCGAACTCTTCTACCACGGGACCTTGCCCGATGTATCCGCTGCCCAAGACTTCCCCGACCACTTCTTTTGCGTGTGGCGACATCCCTACCTTGAACAGGCGGATCATCCTTGATCCCCTTTCCCCAACCCATCACCTTAGAGGCGGCACCAGGATTTGAACCTGGGTAAACGGCTTTGCAGGCCGTCGCCTCATCCAGCCTCGGCCATACCGCCTTATTGTGCCTCCATGAGTTTCGGCGCGTTCACCTTGGGCCGATAGAGCACAACGACCTCTCCGAACGGCGATTCCTTCCGCCCCACCTCTCGGAATCCCTGCATCTTCTGGAGGTGCAGGATCGGTGCGTTCGAGGCGAGCGATTCGGCGTGGACTTCACCCATCGCGGCATCGCCAGCGTGCTGGACAATGAGGCGGCCAAACCCTTTTCCGCGATGCGATTCGCCCACGCCATAGCTCGCCATCATCTTCCCACCTTCGAGCGACAGGTAGCTGTATCCCAGATACCCAGAGGTCTTCCCCGCTCGCTCTGTGTACAGAAAGGGCCACCCAAGGCGCGCACCAGACCGCAAGGACTCCGAGAAGGCAGCCTGCATGGATGGCCCAATCTCGTCTTGACTCCGTGTCATAAAGCTCCGGCATTCGTTCCGGATGATGCGCAGCGACTCAAACTGTTCATCAGTCCGCACTGGCCACGCCAGGAGCGAACGGTTGGGCCGCTGTCGGGTCAGAAACTCTTCACGCCAGATCCAATCGTTCTTGGGATAGCAATCGAGGACGCCTTTCACCCAATCGAAGTCGCCACGATACGTTGGGGCGAACGCGCTCTTTTTCCCTTCGACGTTCGGACACACGAGATTGTGGCCGCCGATATGGGCCAGTTTGATCTCCTGATGGTCGCTTTCCTTCCAGAGCATCAGATGGTCATTCGAGTAGAAGCGGAAGAGATGCGGCTTCCATTGGTTCGCCTCAAGAGCGCCGCGTACGGTCTCGAAGGCCCGCGAAAAGTACCCATCGTCGTCGTCCGTGCAGAGAATGTAATCACCCTTCGCGAGATCGAGGCCATAGTTCAGTTGACTATGACCCCAATCTCCGGAGGGGTTTGTCTCGGCATACCGGAACGGTGGCCCGATCGCTTCGACAATCTGCCAGATCTCGTACTGCTTCCCGTCCCCGATCACGATCACTTCGTCCCCATCGACGAGATTCTGAGTCGCGATCGTGTGGATCACGTAGCTCAAATCCCCGCCACCACGCGTTGGGATCAGAATCGTGAAGCTCGGTCTCACGTGTTCTAGTCCCACCTGCTGATAGTGCCCATGGCGAGCGGCGAGAGGATCGCATTGGTCGCCGTTGTGCCGTTCATCAGGGCAGACTGGTAATGGATCTGATGTTGGTTCCGCATCGCCTGCTCCATCTTATCCGAGTACAGGCCCTGGATGTTCGCCATGGAGGCGCTAATCAGGCCACTCGCGGGAGACGGTCCGGTCTGCATCTTCTTCGCAACCCTGATCGCATCCAGGCGCTCTTTCGGATCACGCATCCTCGCAAGGCCCTTGAGATCCGCGAGTGTGGGCTGTGGCGGTTTCGGTATCGCGTGCCGTGTCATGTTCGCCATTGCGTTGGTGATGACTGCCATCTGGCTATCCCTCGCTTGTCGTTCCTTCTGCCGTAGCATACTGTCCAGCTTGTCTTGTGTGGCCCAGAAAACCATCAGGCCCAGTGGGATAAGCGGCAGGAGATAGGCGAAGGCGAAGTGCCGCATCTTACGCGCTCACAATATCCGAGAGCTTCACGTCGTCGCCCCACTCCGCGATGAAGAACCGATCGCCAGTCCCCTCGATCCGACCAAAGAGGATCGGGTCGGGGTCACGCACATGCTCCCGATTGGTGATCGTTGCGATCTCGAAGCGGTCGAAGATGCCAGTCGCCTTCGCGTGCCGGAGTGCGATCAGCACGTCGCGTGGAGGCATCTCACTGTAATCCTCGATCGCCGTCATTGTGAGTTCCTTCCACGTGGCGCTGTAGGACGTGTCCTTCATCGTGCTGAGCTTCAGCTTATCGTTGAACGCGTCCACCTCTTCCTTGGTCACGCACTTGTAGTCCGTGCATGCCCGGATCACACGCTTCGCGACGGAGTACTCACTCTCCATGCGCTTCGCTGCCGCCGTGAATCCCACTTCCTCTGCTAGCTCGACCTGACTCTTGACCGTCGCTTCCATCCTGCCCTCCTAGTCGTCGTCTACTCTGTCGCGAATGAGCTTCCGATCGCGTTTGATGCTGTGCGTCAGTTCCAGTCCCTTCTCGTCACTCTGCCAGATCGTCTTACCAGCCTCTCGAATCACGAGTTTGTCTACTTCGATTTCTGCAACGCGGAACTCACGGACATTCGTGAACACAGCGAGCAGCCCGGACTTTTCTGTAGCTCCGTCGTAGATCCGTAAGGCGTATTCGCGTTGCCCGTCAAAGTTGCCTCTCGTCGGAGCGGGAATCGCTGGTCCAAAGGTAACTTTCGAGATTGCTGGGCATTTCACTCGAAGTTCCTTCTCGCCATTCAACTTGACGATCAGGGTCTTTACGTCCTTCGATGGCACTTATCCCTCTCCGACTCGCACACGGCACCGCTGGAGATCCGTATCCGCAGCGATGTCCTTTGCGGACATGATGAATGCAATCTCGACCGAGGGCGCGAGATAGGCCGTCGGCTTCAGGGCGAAGCGCGGCGGCTTTTGATCGGCCGGATCGAGGGTGGACACCGGATCCTCGATGATCGAGATCCAGTACGTGTTGTTCTTCGGATACCCCATTCCAGACACGACGGCCTCCCTGCCCATTTGGGCGTCAATCAACGCTTCGGCTTCCTTGCCGGTAAACACCTTGCCTTGGGGATCAAACGTATTCGGGTACGAGTGCTTCTGCTTCCTGGGGTCCGGTGGTGAATAAGCCCACAAATTCCCGACGATCCCCATGCTGCTGCTGGTTACCATTCCCTGCCTCCTTGCTGGGAACCCCATGCTCTTCGAGTCGTGCGATCATCTGCTCCAGAGCTACCTGTACCCCCTCTCGATGCGCCTGCTGGAGAATAGCGAGCGGCGAGGAGCCCAGTTCGTGGTAGAACTGCTTAGACCTGACACGAGCCTCTATGCAATGGTCGTCCTGACTGAACGTACTCTTCAGTTCGCAGGAACAACCGAACATAGAATGTAGCTTGATGAGGAGACAAGGTGACGGCCCCCCGTCGCTGCGATGCGCGTGAGGGTAGATCGACCAAGTGTTTGCGACGTCCCAGTTATTGAGGAGATGCTGCCGAAGTGCTCGCGCTGCTTCCAGGTTCGTCATGGCCTGCCTCCATGAGAGTGGGGTAACGGTTCACCGCATGTTTGAAGATGGTGTCGTCCGCGATGTCCTGTTCGCCGAGCTTTACGAAGAAGTACGGAGAGAACGTATTCCCGTAGATGCCAGAGTCGGACTTGCGATTCTGGATCGGCTTCACTTTTTCGTCAACGATTGCCTGCATCTGCTGGACGATCGCGCGAATATCCTGGATCGCGTCTACCTCGTCCTTCGGCATAAGCGGGATAAGCTGCTGCACGAAGGCAGCTTCTGGTTTCTTCTGGAAGGCCGTCCTACTGAGCTTGCGAAGCCCGTTGAGGTACGTCCCTCCGTAGGCATCCCGGGGATAGCTATCTTGAATGAGACGCGAGTACGCAAGCCCGTGGAGGTTCCGGCGCATGACCGTGACGTAGACCCCGATTGGAACGCGGTCCCCGATCGTCTTGTGCTGGAGATCCCAGAGCTTCCCCTGGTAGCGCACGATCGTATCAGGACGGCCTATGAGTCGGTGCCCACCGCCGAGATTGAACGTGAGCGGCTCCTCGACCGCGAGCACTTCGTCCGGGGGATAGTTCAGCTTCCAGTCGCCCGCCATGGAGTGGATCGCGTCCATCGTGTTCCGGTAATCGCGCGCCTCGGCGGGATAGCCATCAAGCTCCATCCCGATCTGACGCTCGATTACGGAATCGATGGATTCCACGATCGCGAGCGAGAGATCCTTCCCGCGAAAAACGGCTTCCATCAGTGCGTGGAACGAAGTCCCTGCTTCCAAGGCGGCCAAGGGCCTACGTGGGACCCGTCCACGCACGTACTCATAATACCAATCTAGCTGGTCACGTTGGAAAGACTCCACGGCGCTAACCGATACGTCCACGAGTCCTTCTCCCTGTACGCGCGAACGATCAGCGCGCCGTGGAAAAACTGGCGCTCCCTAGCTGGTTACCCAGTTACCCCAGCGCCGTTCTGAGCCTTTCAGCCCGATGTGCTGGACTAGGGAGCATATAACCCCACAGGAGGGGATCTCCGCTGCGAGAGGCGGTCCCAGCAAATGCCGGGTGTGATCCCATATCCTGTGGGGAGCAAGTCACCCCGCAGAATACCCGTCCCGAAGGAGTGAGCCATGGCCGACGCTGGTCGTCACCAGCCGAGTGATCCTGCGGGAAAGGAGACGCATAGAAAGCCGGATCCGAAGGCGCGTGCGACTCGCATGGCCCCGCTTCAGAGTGAAGATCTTACGATTCAGATAAGCGAGCGCCTGTTGCCGTGGCCTTGGTGTGAAACTCATCGCCCGGTATGCGTCAGAGGCAACTACGCGGTTCATGCCACGGTGAGAAGCGGCGAACACAATGAAACAATCGTGTCCGTCACGATCCTCTAGCTCGTTCTTCCAGTCTCCTGCGGTCGCCCAGTATCTCAGCAGGCGTTTTCTCAGGACGATTGCCGTTCTCATATCGATCTGTTTCTGCGTCGTCACCCTGCCCTCCGAGATTAGTCGTCTGCCGTGGGATCGCCTGCTGAGCGTGAGTTACTCGTGTCGTCCGGATCGCCCTCCTTCACATTGTCGCCGGTGTCGGGATCGAGAGCTTTCACGTGGATCGGTGTCCCGTCCGGGTCCCCATTGAGCGGTGCGCTCACGTACCCGCCGGTGTTGATCGCAGGGCCAGTGCAGCCCGTGCCGTCCGTATAGCAATGCCCCGGAGCCGGAGGACCGGCATACCCGAGGGGATAGTCGCAGTAGTACAGGATCTTGTAGCTCGCGGGATGGGCGGGATCGCGCACAACCCACGCGAGAGCCTTTGAGCCGTCGGGTAGCGTGACCGTGGCCAAAGTCTTGGGTGTGCCCATGATCGCCTCGCTACGGGGCTCAGGCGCGGTCACAGGGGCTTTGGAGCAGCCAGCGAGACCGAGAATCGCGAGAAACGCTAGTGTCCGGTTCATCGGGGACCTCCCTTGCCATGTTTCGCTAGAATGTTCGCTTCACGCTTGATTGCAGGACTTACGATCCAATGCCCGCGTACCTCTCTGGGGATCCCATTCCAGATTCGGGTGTGAGTCTTCACCCAGTAGTGATTCGCACTGGGGCGCTTGGTTTCATCGAAGACATCCTCCCTTCTGGGGCGACCACGCTTGCGTTTCATGGGACCGAAGCGATCGATTGCATCCGTCGTGATAACAATAGCTTCCGACTTGTGGCCGTTACCACCGTGCATCTCCATGTCCGATGGGCCTTCGCCCGCCGTGATCGGATCCTCCCCGAAGATCATGGCCAGAATCTTGACAGCTATAGCCACGTCCTCTTTCGGGAGAGGCTTCAAGTTCTCGATCACGTCGGCAAGCGCTTGGAGCTTATCAGTTTGCATGTACCTTACTCCTTCCTTGTTCCATCCTTGCGAGGTAGTCAACTGCGGCTCCAAGCCGAGGGTCCATGGGACCAGTGGGATCCACATACTCCTGGATCAGAACGATGACTTGCTTCAGGTGGTAATCCGATACAGCCAAACGGGATAGCACTTTATGGTATCGCTCCCGGTAGATGGGAAGCGTGACACCCCCAGTCTTGACCATCTGCGGCTCCTCTCTCGGCAAGCTGCCCATGGCCGATTAGGATGCCTGCCACCTACTTCCAGGTTCAGCCTTTGCCGACACGACGCACCCGATCGGTGAAGTGAATGACGCGCTTGGGCTCCAGTCGCCCGGTCCGAATGTGCTTGCTGTCGTTCCCGCCCGTCTTCATCCCAAGCCGATTCTTGGGAGACACCACGGCAAGCCGATACTTCCCAGGACTGAAATCGTGGTGCCGATCGAATGAGACGATCTCCCGAGCGATGGCACTCCCCGTGTAGTACCGCACCGCCTTATCTCGATAGATCAGGTAGGAATAGCTAATCCCGATCAGTGCCCCGATCACACCGGGATTGCGCCCACAGGCCCGCGCCAAGGCACAGTGAGCCTCATTCAGCGCCGTGCCGAGTCTCGTATCGTCCTCTCGGACCTCGATCGGCATGGGGTCCTTAGCCTCCTCCACACGCTCTACGTTCTTGAAGTACTTCCGGATCCGTGCGAGGGCCATCGGATGCGGACCCTTCCTCGCAACCTTCACTTTCGCCTTCTGCGGCTTCTTCACTGCGACTTCCTGTTTCGGCATCCTGTCTCCTGCCTTCCGTTCTGGGTTCTCCGGGATAAGCGGTTCGATGCGCGAGGCCGGGATAAGATTCTAGAAACGGATCTGGCCTGCCAGTATGGCTCTCCGGAATGCCGTGGCCATATGATAGACGTGGTGATTTCGCCCTTCAGCCAAGCAATCGCCAGTTCCACGATTTCATCCTCCGGAAGCACCCGCTTTCTCCGCCCCGCGTACTATAGGCACAGAACGTCAGACGCCCGCGCACGGCTCTAATCTTGACCGCGCGCGCCCGCTCCACGAGCCTTTGATCCTTTCCTGCCATGCTGCATCCTTTCTGCCCCTTGAGGGGCGAGCCCATCCCTGGGCTCGGTTGGGGACTAGGCGTTATCGCCCTTGAAACGCTGAACCTGCCAATCCGTGCGCTGGGGTTCCCACTTGTCGTCCTTGATCTGTCGGGCCGCCATAGCGATGGCACTCGACCGACCATTGGCCACGACATCGACCTTGATGATCTGTCGAGCCACCTTGCCGCCCTGGGACTCCAGCAACGTCGGCCGCTCAATCGCAACGACCGTGTAGACGCTGGCCCTAGTCTCCTCGCACATGGTGTTCTCTCCTTCTGCGCGCTGTGCGCGCGGGTTCGGTGCCGGACTATCCGGCACCATTTCTTCCCACCACAAAGCCTCAAATACCTGCCCACAGACCGGACACTCGGAGTCGCACGCGCAATCCCATTCGTCTTCCCATTCCACGTCACATTCCGGGCACTCGTAGAAGATTCGATACCAAGGTGGTGGCTTGCGAATCATTCCGGATACCCTTCCTTCTCCATTTCCTGGACGAGCCCGTCTACGATCTTCTGCGCCTCAGACGGGCCATTGGATGCCGCCGGGAGCGTTGGCGATTCGTTGCACTTGTGGCCGTTCCCGTTCACAGGCGGCACGTCCTTATCCCGGTCGGGCCAATCCCGAGAGTCGTATCCGCTCTCGTAGACCTTGATTCCCTGCTGCCCGAGCCCGTAGCCATATCCCCGATGCTTGGAGTAATCCTCCACCTTGGTGCTCTTTCCCTTGGTCGCGTATTCGGCCAGTGCAGGCCCGTAAGCCTTCTCGTGGTAGACGCCCGTCGCTGACACCTTGCAGAGCGCCCGATGCGGCACCGATTCCGCCTTCGTTCCTAGCTGGATGTAGGCAATGGAGCGCACGGCGGCAAGTAACTGCTCCTCGGTCGACGCGAACACGGTGAACGTATTCCCGGCTCCCGTGATGGTGCAGTATTCGAGCGGATTCCCGTCCCGAATGAGATACATGCGCTTCCCGTACACGAACGCGAGCGCCGTAGAACCGAAGGCTTGCCACATGAAGCGGGTCATCGCCTTTGGGCCATACTTCTCCACGAATGAATGTGCCAGTTCCGAATCGACCCCGGACGGATTCAGCAGTTCAAAATCCGTGCGTAGCTTGTAATGATTCGTGAAGACGCCATTGTGAACGAGTACGGCTTTCTCGCCGTGAAACGGTTGCGCTCCATCGTCCAATCGACTCCCGCACGTCGGCTGTCGTGTATGCACGAGCGCCATCGTCGCGGGCTTGGCGACTTGATGGAACGATGCGTCTTGAATGAAGGCAATCGGCTCCATCGCCCGCTTGTAGACGTATCCGCCGGGGCCTTCGGCATTCGTCCAGATACCGGACGATTGCTTTCCTCGGGGCTGGCCGTAGTACAAGAGCGCGGCACACAATTCCGCCGTGTGCGGAAGAGGCTTTTGCGAGATAAATCCTGCGATGGAACACATTAGCTAGTTCCCCCGGTGCGACGATTGTCATGGAGCCATTGAAGCGGTGGTTCCGGACGGTCTGCTTCCAGGTTCGCCTGTTCTACCATCGCCTGCCGAATCCGTGGTGGTGGTGTGTCCTTGGCGAAATTGAAATGCGCAAATTCTCGCGCTCGCTTCACGAGATAGCGCCGCAGATAGAGCGGCATGCGCAGCATTTGGAACAGTTCCACCAAGCGGGGGCGAGCGTAGTAGTTCCGCTTCGGCGGGGCTGGCGCATCCTGCCAAGCCTGGAAGGCGTACAAGAGAAAAAGCATCCAATTCCGGACCTTCTCCGGATTCAAGGTGCCGGGATGAAGTCTTACTTCGTACGTTTCCCACTTGCTCAAGGCCGCTACGTTCAGTGCGTAGTAGCGGTTGTCTTGTGGGATTTGACTGCGCGGCATGCAGAAGCGATTCCCGTGACGGGAGACGGGAACAAACGAGAAGATCGTTTGCTCGAAGTAGCCCCACCACTTTAGGATAGCATCGCGCTGCGCGCTGGACATTACGCTCATGTCCAAATGCACGTGGAAACCGCACGATGCGTTCACAAAGCCGTGATGCCGCCGGAATAGCAAGCAGACATCACGCACTAGTTCTAACGCCCGATCACCACGCGCAGCATGCGATGCATATTCGTAGGCTTTGCCGCGCTGGGAGTGTTCGTTCTTGACAGAAGCGTCATGCTTCAAGACACCGTAAGGCGACATATCCAAATGCGTCGGCAGGCCGCCTGGAACGAGAAATTCCAGTTCAAAGCCGATCTTCCGTAGGAATGGATTCCGCGTGTATGTTGTGTCGTCGAGTACAATCGGAAGGCGAGAACGGCACCCACCACAAAGCGGTAATGGTCCTTCTCGGTCATGGCCACGCGGCAGTATTATCCGGACTTCACACCGGCGGCACCTGGTCATGTTGGCATTGCAGGCATCGCACCACCCACCATTCGCGTAGAAGATTTCGGAATGGATCAATGACCCACAATCGCCGCACGTTTTCATGTAGCGAGGCTTGCAAGCGGTACAAGCCCACAACTTCGCTTGGGGATCGCTGGCGAGCGTCCTGGGACCGGTGACATCATGCAGACTGCGCCGTAGGAAGGCTTGGTGGCAGCCATGGCACGCCAAGAACGCAAGACGAAAATGCTCGAAGCAGTACCGCTTGCGGGAGCGCGGATTCTGCCAGTATGGCTCGCGTTCACATCGCGGCTTGATGCAACGAAACGTGGGATCGTTCGGCATTAGGATGCTCCTCTCATCCGAGCGGCATCCTTGCCGGGTTGTGGTGCAGGGGACAGCTAGTTACGGCGCGTGAGAATCCAAAGGCATATTCGGGATATTCCAATCACGAGTAGCACAAGCGCGATATGCGCCGCCGCGACAGAGAATGACCCGAATACCAGAATCATTCCGCTTCGCTCAGAAATTGCAGGATAGCGGCCCACTTCTCTGCTTGGTCTGCCGTGAGTACGTGATTCCTACACGGTCCTTCACGGAGAAACTTGGCCATATCCGCCAATTCCCGGAGCCACGCACGCGGTATCTCCCCTTCCAAGTAAGTCCGGCAGTCGCACATCCACGGTGCGTCGTGCCGATATGCGCATGACGGATCGTGTTGTTCCTGTTTGTCGCTCATGCTAGCTGGCAGACCGTGCATCGCTCGCTGCGTCTCGTATCGTGAATGCTGCCCACATCCCGATTAGAATCCCTAGTGCAAGGCCAATGGAAAAGTAGACCCAAATGCTCATGCTAGTTGGTAGACCGTGCATTGCTTGCCTTTCTGCTCGAAGTGAGCGAATCGCCGCGCGGAGACTTGGAACGTACCGTCCAGCTTGCGCAGTTTCTTATGTCGCCGTTTGAACGTGAGAATCGCATGCTCGATAACACGGATTTCCGCCGGGATGACTGCTTCGAGCAGACCGATACGCTCTCCCTTGCCGGTATAGAGCACTGGCCCGGCATCGGCGATACGGATTGTGTATTTGTCCAGAATCTTCACTTGCTAGGCTCCTGCTTCACGCGATACGCAAGAATGCTGCGAGGCTTCAGGGATACGATGGGAGCCGGGCGATAGCACACAAGGCGGCACGCGCACACCCCACGCTGTGGCCCCTCTGCTTCCTGCCACTCTTGGCCGCAGTCTTTGCATGTCCGAATGACCAGCTTCATGCGTCCCTTTCGTGTGCAGGTGCCGTTACGAGCGCGAGCCCGTCTGAGCCACTTTTCCGCCCGACCCATCCAACGATCTACCGGCGACCCGCGATCGTCGCTTGTGGGGCTCGCCAGATGCCTTCCGCGCGATTCTGGCGGGCGGGCCGATCTGCGACCCCGGCTGAGATGCGCGACCCGCTCGCGAGGTTCGGATTTTCTGCCCCTCGGACCGCATGAGAGGCCGTACAAGCCACGATCGGAGCCCGACCCATGCCGGACTACCGGTCCGGCCCGATCGTCGCCCTAAAGCCCGCTAATGCGGTCTGGCGGGCCTTGGAGCGAAAAGCCGGAACCCCGGAGCCGATGGTCTGGCTTCCCGGGGTCCGATGCCGCTGCTCGCTTGCGCGACCTTGGCCGCGTCGCTGCGAGGCTTACGCGGAAATGGAGCGAATTGCAGATGCCACAAGGCGTTGCAGCGCGTCGCGTTCTTCCTGCTTGGCGCGCTCCTGTTCGGCGGGCGTCAAGAGCCAACCCGGACCGATTCTGAGACATAAAGGCTTGTCCTGGAACACGTTAGGCTCCTTTCGTTCCGATGCTACTGGGCCTCATCGGCTACCGCGTCACGGTAGGACCGGGGCATCCATGCGCCCGGTTTCGGCCTTGCTAACTGTCGTAGCGGTAGACGGTTACGACCGCGAATAACCCGCCCGGCAAGGCAATGGGCCGGATCGCTTTGGCCACGATCCAGGTCTTGCCGGTCTCACTCTTGCCCAGCGTAACTGCCGGGTCAATCACGAGATGCACCTTGCCATCGGTTCCCATTTCCCCTCGCACGTTGCCTTGCGGTTTCTTCGCCTTTTCCGGCAGCGTGGTGACGGGAACGTCTGGCGTAACTTTCGCAGGATGCGGCATTCAGGGCCTCTCTCTCGCTTGCGTTGACCTAGCCGACCGGCCGATCCGGCCGACGCCAGCCGACCCAACGCAACCCGCGTGCCGATCGCTAACTTGTTGCGCCGCAACACCGTGGCCAGATCGAGCCACCCAGTTTTGGGGCAAAAGGCCCGATCTCGTGGGGCAAAAAGCCCGGCCGCTTCTCCGCTCCCACACTGCATTTTCCACTTTCCCCTTGACTATGCTCTTGAACCCATGTAGACTAACGACGTTAGGACGGGGCGAGCGAAGCGAGCCGGTGGCTTTACGTCTGGCTCTAGCCTGAGACTATAGCCTAACTAGTGCAGCCTCAGCCTATTACGCTACTACTCCCAGTCTCAGCCTCACGTAGCCGCCTATAGTCTCAGCCTATAGTCTCACACTGCTCCGTGAGGGTAAGTGCTATAGCCTCAGCCTGTTACTACCAGCCTATAGCCTCTCAGTCTCAGTCTCAGTCTCAGTCTCAGTCTCAGTCTGTAAGTACCAGTCATAACTACCAGTTACCAGTCTCCAAATACCAAACTGCTTGATAAGAAATTACCAGTCTTACTGGCTACTCCGTTGGAAGACATAGACTTACAGCCTCTCATGTCGCGTAATAGGCATTATGTCAACTACGGTAAGACTCCCTATCCCATTGTGGCGTAATGAGTACCGGCGTTCCATGCGTCAGATTGAAGCCTGGAGACGCTGCTCCCAGCCTCAGACTGGCCTGGAACGACCACCCCACGACCCCACCCGCGCTGAAACGGACGTTCTTTACCCCAGTCTCACCCCGGCACCAGTTTTGACTGTAGGCGGGGAGACTGGTACTGGGCCAAGCTCCGGGAGGGGTGGTAGGGTGGGGGGTGGGGGTGGTAGTAGGCGGGGGAGGGGGAAGCGATGCCGCACGTGAAGCGGGGGTATGGGCTGGCATGGGCGCAGAAGCAGCGGCGGGAGGAGATTGAGGCTTACATCCTGGAGCAGCAGGCGGCGGGGCAGATGCCGACGGCGCAGGAGATTGCGGATCGGTTTGACGTGAGTCGGGTGTTGGTGAGCACCATACGGGGGCGGATGGTGCGAGCGGGGAAGATTTTGAGGCCGCCGCGGAGTCCGGAGGCGTTGGAGAGGACGCAGCGGGAGGCGCGGAAGTTGGTGGAGAAGATGTCGACGGTGGGGAGTGGAGTGCCTATGACGGTGGAGGAGCGGAGGAGTTTCTTATCGGATTTGGCAAGAGTAGAGCCGAGGGCGGATGTGAAGGTGCAGGCGTTGAGTGCGTTGGATAGATTGGAGGGGCGGTTAGGGCAGATGCAGGTGGTGGGGCATGGGCCGCCGTTGAGTCGGGAGGAAGCGTGGGGGCGGGTGGAGGCGGTGAATGAGGCGTACCGGCGGCTCTTCGGAAAAGATTGAGTGGGCGTTAGACGCGGAGCGGGAGTTTTGGGCGGATGTGTGTCGGAGGAGTTTTTGGGATTTCTTTCGGGTGGCGTGGGGAGCGGAGCGGTACATGGCGCAGCATCCGCAGGACCGGTGGTTAACGGAGCGGCTGCACCATCCGATTTGCCTGTGGTTGCAGGGGCACGTGGAGGAGTGGGAGCGGCGTAGACAAGCAGGAGAGAAGCGGCGCACGAAGTTGGCATTAGTGATTCCGCGTAGTTTTGGGAAGTCGCTCCTCGCGACGAAGGCGCTCACCCTCTGGGCGCAGCTTAGAAATCCCGACATGTCGGCGATGATTGGCTCGGAGATTGTGACGAAGGCGAATGGGTTTCTGTCGCCGATCAAGTCGGTGATGGACGGGTCGGATCCGTATGCCTTGTTCACGTGGTTGTATGGGAATTGGTATAGCGCGGACCGCCCCTGGACAGCGGGCAGTGTGGTACACGCGGCGCGGAAGTCGATGGGGAGAACGGAGCCGAGTTTCAGTACGTGGGGTGTGGAGGGAGGGATTACGGGAATGCATCCGGATTGGGGCGTCTACGACGATCCGATCTCGGAGGAGAAGATCAAGGAGTCGGGGACGTGGATCCAGGCGGTGAACGATTCGATGGGTGCCCTTAGACCTGCGTTTCGTAGTGACTCGTTTTTCATGCTCTCGCTCACAAGGTATCGCGACAACGACATCATTGGGACGTTCCTTCCGAGGGAGGGCGTGCGCAGTTGGAGTGGGATGAAGGCTCCGAGCGGGAGCGCGATCGAGGTGAAGGAGACGGGGGAGTGGGATGTTTATTATCTCCAGGCGCGCGGCGCGGGCGGTGAGTCGATCTTTTCTGAGATGTGGCCCACGCATGAGTTGGATCGGTACGAGGAAAGCGATTCGGTTAAGTTTGCGGCGCAGATGATGAACGAGCCTGGAAGTGGGGAGCACATGGCGCTCACCCAGGAGCAGATCGACCAGTTGTGGCTGGAGGAGAAGGAGCTTCCGAGCGGGTTGGTCATCACGGTGCATATGGACACCGCGTTCAAGAGTCACGAGAGCCGTGCGACGGGTGACGAGAGTGTGATCATCGTGTTTGGTCACGACCCCAGAGGGAACGGGGACGTGTATTACCTGGAGGGATACGGGAGCAATACGTGGAGAGTGGAGGACTTCACGGACAAGTTGGTGGAGATTGTGTTGCACCAGCGAAAGAAGGGCCGTCGGGTGCGGTGCATGACGGACGAGCGGGAGTTCGGTGGAAAGGAAGGGACCTGGGAGCAGGCGCTTAGGAGTGCGTTTGCCGGGAGTGAGGCCCGGCGTATGCCGCCCTTGGTGACGTTCACGCGAGGGGGCAACCGTCGTGGGCACAAGATGCGGCGGATGACCGATGCGGCAAGTTTCTGGGTGGATGGGCATGTGAAGGTGGTGAAGTCGGCACCGGGGGCGCAGAAGTTGATTGCGCAGATGGTGCGATTGGGGATCAGTGCCCACGACGATTGGGCCGATGCTGCGGCGGACGTGTTTGCGCCCGAGGTGTACCAGCCGATGCTTTCGTTGCCCGAGGGGAAGGAGGCACCGTACGAGGGCGGGTATCCGACGCAGCCGGGCGATGATATTTTGGGGAGAGCGTTGACGCCCGAGGACGTGCGGGCGCTGTATGACGAGCAGCATGGGGAGAAGGTGGGGGAGTGGATGGAGCGGGACGAGTGGCAGCGGTAGGGCCGACGCGCCAGTCTCCGAAGTGGGTGAGCCCGATGCCCTGGTTTGCGCCCCAGAGCCAAAGGGACTTCCTGGGGGCGACGGTCGCGTAGCAGTGTCCAAGGACCGGAGACCAGACAGGGAAGCAGTTATCGTCGATCGCTTTGAACTGGCTCACGTTCCCTCCGGCTTCGAGGCGAGGGCGTCGGCCCACTCGGTAACTTCCTGCTCGACGGCCTCAAAGCGAGACCAAACAAGTTGTCCTCGCATCTGCGCCGCCAACTCCTCGATCTCCTGGGCGATTTGACAGATATCTTTTCTCCATGCGCCCGGCGAGGGCTCCCCCAATGGCGATCCGCATTGGCCGCATCGCTCGCTATTCATTTCGCGTGCAATGACAGCCAGCCGCGCCGAGATGCTCTTAGTCTTCATTGCGAAGCTCGCGGTGGCGGTTCGTGCGAGGCTTGATGAAGCCGATGCCCGGCTTCGGATCGATGATCCAGGCGATCTTTTCCATCTCGTAGCGGCTCATCGTGCCCTTCGCTTCCCAGTCGGTGCATTCGGAGACGGCGAACGGGAGATGCCGCTGCATCAGGGAGCAGTAGGCGAACTCCGTACCGTCCTCCCGTTTGGTCACCGTCCCTCGTTCGCAGGTCGCACAGAGGGTATGGATCTTTCCAGGTTTGACTCGGATCATGGGATAGGGCTTGGATGCCCATCCGATAGGGCAGATTCAGCAAAAAAGTTGTTGCGCGGCATAGATTTACCGTAGGATGCGCGGCAGGCAGGCTGGTTTTGGCCCAGGGAGGGGCCTGAATCGGTTGGCAACAACCCTCATCCAGCGCGCACAGACCCCC